ACCTGGTCAACGGTGTGTTCAAGGCTGGCGCCTGCGTCATCGACGTTAAGGGTGTCCAGGGCGTTCAGTACACGGAATAAGGGGAGCACATCATGGCTTTCGATCGCAATGGTCTTTACTGCGTTACCCCCGGCGTGCCGGCCGGTCATCGCATCTGGAAGTACACCACCCTCGACACCCTCACGGACGTCGACGGCTCGGGCTACTTCGACAGCGCCAGCAAGGAGCTGGCCATCGGTGACATCGTCATCGGTGTGACGGTGACGGGCACGGTCAAGACGCCGACGGGTTACACCGCTGGCGCCGACAAGGCCGGTCTCGCAATCGTCAATGGCAATGCCTCGGGAGTGGTGGACATCACCGACTTCACGGACATCGCCACTGCCGACACCGACTAAAATCGGTTTCCTGCAACTCGTCGGAGAGGCGCAGGCGTTTAGCGGCAGGTGGATTCAACCCCATCTGCCGCTCTTTTAAGGAGCAAGCATGGCAACTATTTCTGCCGCGGTTACTCAGGTCAGCGGTCAGGCGGCCGTCATTACCTGGGCGAGTCTCACCAGCGCCACGTCTGACGTAGGCGAGGCAGTCGAGATGCCGTACTTGTCGGACCGATCGGTTCAGGTGTTTGGCACCTTCGGGACCGGCGGCACCTGCACGCTGCAGGGCTCCAACGATGGCACGAACTGGGCTACCTTGGACGATACGCAGGGCACGGCCATCGCGCAGACTGCGGCTGGCGTCAAGCAGCTGGCACCGATCACGCGATACATTCGCCCGAACATTACGGCAGGCAGCGGCGCCACGATTAGCTGCGTGGTGTACTGCGCCAGGTCGGCCTAATATGCGACGCCGCCGAGGATTGGGCGGTGCATTTAATCCACTGTCACTTTTCAGTGGCGGAGTGGCTGGCGCTTGGTATGACCCAAGCGACCTCAGCACGTTGTTTACTGATTCCGCTGGCACGACACCGGTAACAACAGTTGGCGATTCGGTTGGCAAAATTCTGGACAAAAGTGGCAATGGAAGTCATGCCACGCAATCAACAAGCGGATCTAGGCCGACCTTGCAGCAAACAGCAGGTGGCCTTTACTATCTTGATTTTGATGGCACAGATGATTTTCTTGTAAGCAGCGCCATGAATTTCACTGGCACTGACAAGATGTTTTTTTGTGCCGGCTTGAGAAAAGACAGTGACGCTGCTGATGGTGTATTTGCAGAACTTTCTACCGGAGCTGCCACCGGAAGAATCGGAATTCATGTTCCTTGGGATGCAGGACTAAGCCGTTATTTGCTCAGATCAACAGGAACGATAACTGTAAGCTGCAACACAACGCTCGTTGCATTCAATGCTCCGAATACTGCCGTTCTCTCTGCTATAGGAAATATATCGGGAGACTCGGCAATATTGAGGTTGAATGGAGTGCAAAGAAATTCAATTACAACAGACCAAGGCACTGGAAACTACGGAAACCATGCTCTATACATAGGGCGCCGTGGCGGTACATCTTTCCCATTTAATGGCGCAATGTTTTCACTAGTCATTGCAGGAAAGCTCGCATCCTCTGTTGAAATATCAAATGCTGAAAAATGGGTAAATAAAAAGACGGGAGCCTACTAATGGCCAACCAGAAAATATCTGCGCTATCCAGCGGCAACCCTGCTGCCAGCTCTGACGAACTGGTCATTGCCCGTTCTGGCGCCAACTACAAGGTGACGGCCGCATCGCTGGCCGCCTTGCGGCTCCCTGCTGGCAGCACGACTCAGGTGCAGTACAACCTAGCTGGCGCTCTGGCTGGATCTGTCAACATGACGTTCAGCGGCTCGACCCTGACGCTCGGTGTGGCCGGCACGGCTGGCGGCGCCCTGGCATTGAAGGGTTCAACTTCCGGCACCGCAACCCTGCAGACGGCCGCAGCTGCTGGCGCGGTGACTGTCACCCTGCCGGCTGTGACCGATACGCTGGCCGTGCTGGGTGCCAATACGTTCACCGGGGCGCAAACGCTGTCCGACGTGGACATTGTCCTAGGCACTACGACCGGCACCAAGATTGGCACGGCGACCACGCAGAAGCTGGGGTTCTACGCTGCCACCCCTGTGGTGCAACAGGCCACGACCGGCACTGCCACCGGGTTCACGGCCCACAGCGGCACCACGGTCCGCGATGACTCGACCTTCACCGGCGGCAGTGGCACCAAGGCATACAGGGTCAGCGACATCGTTCTGGCGCTAAAGAACCTCGGCCTGTTGGCTGCGTCCTAGTTACTTGCCGCCCATTGCCGACGGGTGATTCTGTCGGCAAGGTGGCAGTATCCTGCATTGGAGGCCACCCATGCCCAGCACTAGCGAAGCCCAAGCCCGCCTGATGGCGGCAGCTGCACATGACCCGAAGTTCGCCAAGCGAGCAGGCATTCCCGTGAAGGTGGCCAAGCGCTTCAACAAGGAAGACACTGGCACGAAGCTGCTGTCCAAGGCGATGAAGGCCCGGTCGCTGTTTGATTCCAAGGCCTAACCATGGCCGCCAAAATCGACATCGTCAATGGTGCGCTCATTGAGCTGGGCGAGACCCCGCTCCAGTCGCTGACCGAGGACACCGAGTCGGCCATCACGGCCAACTACGTCTACGACCAGGTGTATCACGACCTGCTGTCCAAGGCGCCGTGGCGGTTTGCTGTGACCAAGCAGACGCTGTCGCAGCTGGTGGCTACCCCGCTGAACGAGTGGGCGTACCAGTACCAGATTCCGTCCGAATGCGTCCGGGTCATGCGGGTTTACCCCGATCAGGACTACGACATCTACGGCACCTCGATCTACGCTCAGTCAAGCGAACTCGCTGTGGACTACGTTGCCAAGGTTGATGAGGCTGTCCTGCCGCCCTACTTCGTGCGCCTGCTGGTGCTCGAGCTGGCGGTGCGGATGTCCATTTCCATTACGGCCAGCGCCCAGGCAAAGGGGACGCTAGTGCAGGAGAAGCAGCTGCAGTTCGCCGCCGCTCTTGCTGCCGACGCCCAGCAGCGCCCGAACCGCCCGTTCCTGTCCCGCCCGTTCCTTGATGTCAGGTACTGAGCATGGCTCAGACCAACGTCTTCAAGAACAATTTCACCTCGGGCGCACTGGACCCGCGGCTGCACTCGCGGCTGGACATTGCTCACTACGAGAATGGCGCCGAGACGCTGGACAACGTGGTGGTCATGCCCTACGGCGGGTTGCGCCGGCGCGGTGGCCTGCGGTCCATCTACCACCTGCCCATCGACGCTCACGGCAATGCCATGCTGGCGCGGTTCGCGTACAACTCGACCGACCAGCAGTATCTTCTGTGCTTTTCTGAACAGCGCGTTTACTTTTTCAAGGATTCTCAGGTCATCGAGAACATCAACGGCACCGGGTTGGATTACCTGGTATCGCCGTGGCCGGTGTCTGTTGCCCGCGACCTGAAGTGGTCTCAGACCGCTGACACCATGATTATCGTCCACGAGGACTACGCCCCCTACAAGCTGGTACGCGGTGCAACGGACGCCACATGGACGCTGGCGGCTATTACCTTCGATGCCCAGCCGCAGATTGACTACAACGACGCCAGCAGCCCGACGCCGGTCTCCGAGGTGCAGGACATTACCTTCACCACGTTCACGACCGGCAACACGTTTAAGCTGGACCTCGAGAACGTCCTGACCGAGTCCATCACCTACGATGCCTCGGCTACTGCCTCGACCGCCGACCGCATTCAGAAGGCGCTCGCCAACCTGTATGTGGTACGCAGCGGCGAGGTGTCTTGCGCCTTTACGAGCGGCACAACCTACCGGGTGACGTTCTCTGGCGGGTCTGCCAAGGACTACAACACGATGACCGGGTTCGCCACCAGCGGCTCCGGCACCATTGCCATCACCCAGATTACGGCAGGCTCCGTCCGCACCGAGAACGCATGGAGTGCCACCCGCGGCTGGCCGAAGTCGGTCTGTTTCTACGAGTCGCGGCTGGTGTTCGGCGGGTCCAAGTCCAAGCCGGCCACCGTGTTCCTGTCCAAGTCGAACGGCTACTACGACTTCGGACTGGGCTCGGGACTCGCCGATGACGGCATCCAGAAGACGCTGGACACCGACCAGGTGAATGCCATCGTCAACGTGGTGCCCGGTCGCCACCTGATGATTTTCACCGAGGGCGGCGAGTTCTTCGTCCCTGACTTCCCCATTACTCCCGAGAACTCGAACTTCCGGCCGCAAACCACCTTCGGGTGCGCTACGCCGGACCCTATCGAGCTCGAGGGTGCGGTACTGTTTCTGGACCGCTACGCCCGCGGGCTGCAGCAGTTCCTGTACAACGACGTGGAAGCGGCCTACACCGCCAACAGCATTAGCCGGCTGTCTGGCCACATCATCGACTCGCCGCTCGACATGGACGTGCAGCGCAGCTCGTCGCTCGAGGACACCAATCTGGTGTATCTCGTCAACACCGATGGCACCGCGGCGGTCCTGAACCACCTGCGGGCTGAAAGCATCGCGGCGTGGACGCGGTTCGTGACCGACGGTGCGTTCCTGTCGGTGTCTGCCTTGGGCGAGGAGGTGTACTTCCTTGTGCGCCGCTCCGGATCTACGGGCGCGGCATGGTCTATCGAGCACCTGCGGGACGACTTCTACACCGACGACGCCGAGCAGTACTTCACTGGCGCAATCTTGCTGGAGAGCGGCGACTACATTCTGGCCGAGGACGGCGACACCATCCTGCTGGAGGTCTCTGCCGCTGGCACGACATGGGCGGTCGGCACCCACCTCGATGGCATCGAATGCCGGGTGCGTGGCGATGGCGCAGTCATGGAGAACGTGACCCCTAGCAGCGGCAGCATTACCTTGTCGGCTGAAGTGACCGAAATCGAGATTGGCCGCAACTTCAATACGACCATCGAGACCTTGCCGGCGGCAGTGAACTCGTCGCAGTTCGGGATGTCGCAGCTGCAGCGTACCCGCCTTGCCGCCATCCTGACGCGAGTGAAGTCTACGCAGGGCCTGCTGGTCAATGGCCGCTCGCCGCGCCAGCGCAAGATGGATGTGGATGCCTTGGACACGGCCGCTGGCCTGTACTCCGGCATCCTCGAGAATCGCTCGACCGGGTGGGGTCGACTGCAGAACATCACATTCACCCAGGAGGACCCGCTCCCGCTCCAGCTCCTGGCCATTGAATACGTCGCTGAAATCAATAACGGGTGACATATGGCAGATCCTGCAAGCATTTTTTTCGCAATTGCCGCCACTACCGCCGCCTATGGCACGGTACAGGCTGGCAAGGCGCAGGCGTACCAGTACAAGGCCGAAGCCAATCAGGCCAAGATGCAGGCGCGTGACGTGGAAATCGCCCGTCGGCAGAAGCTGCTGCAGGCGTTGGCAGAGCGGCAGGTAGCGACGGCCGCCGGTGGCGCCACGCTTGAGGGTACGCCGGGCGTGCTCATCAATGAGTCGCAGAGACAGGCTAACCTCGACGCCTTGAGCCTAGAGGGCATGACGGCCAGCCGCGTCAGCGCATTGAACGCTGCCGCCCGCAACGCTCGAACAACGGCCAATATCGGCGCATTTGCCACCATCGCGCAGGGCGCATCGCAGGCCATGGGAAGCATTGGCGGCGGTGGCGGTGGCAGCAGTGGCGGCGGCGGCAAGGGTGGCGGCGGCGGCAAGGGTGGCGGCGGCGGCGCATCTTCAGCGATTGCGGGGTAACAGCATGGCCGACTACCAACGCTTCATCCGTTACCAGGCACAGTCCCAAGACACCGGGCAGGCGCAGGTTTTTGCCACCCTGTCTGACCGCCTGCGTGACTTCTCAAACCAGATCTACGAGCAGCAGGTCGTGCCGGCCGTCAAGGCCAAGGCACAGGCAGCTGGTGCTGAGGCTGGCGCAGCTGGCACCCCGCAGCTGAAGTCCAACTTCACGCTGTACGGCCGCGCCTACAATGACTCGGCAGTTCGCGCCTATGCCATGTCCCAGTACTCGGACATCGAGCAGACCATGGGCCAGTTCGAGGTTGAGGCTGGCACCGATGCCGCCAAGTTCACCGCGAAGGTCGAGGGATA